CTTGAGCGTTACCCCTTGTTTCAATACCATATGGCGGATCAATAATCGCCAGCTCAAAAGCATTATCTGGCAGGCTGCGCATATAATCCATGCAGTCCATATGTATTAGCTCAATCACCGCACCACTCCCCATCGCTCACCCTTGCGGATCTTATAAACCATAGACGCCGACACGCCAAACGTCTCAGCCTGTTGCCTGTCAGTGCGCCCATTGACGTTTAACCGCATAGCCTGTACATCGTGTACGGTTAGCTTCTTTGCCAACTGTGAGCCACGTGGAGCCATCTCTACAGCCCGTTGTACGTACTCGGCGCGGGGCAAGCACTGATAGCTCGGGTTGCGGTTGGCGCGGCGGAAGTCTGCTGAGCCGGGGTTCATCGCCCCTGCTCCAATTCAATAGCCCGCTCCAAACTTACAATAGCCTCGCGCCTGTCTTGAATGCCGTCCTTAGCGCCTCGCTGGCCAGGGCAAAGCATTTTCTTGATAGCGTGTGCGTCTGCGGGATTGGTCACGCTGTAGGCTGTCAGGATGTCGTACACGTCAACCCACTGGCCTTTGATCTGCACATGGTACTTGCTTGCGGGTGATTCGTAATGCTCACCTGTGCCGCCGTTCTGCCCTATTGCATCCATGCGCTTCTCTGCTTCGGCCCAAGCCTCGTCTTCCTCAGGAGATGCAAAGGGATCCTCTGGGCACGGTTCTGCCCCGCTCATTTCAGACGCAAGGATCTCATCTTCGGCGGCGTGCCAAGCTGTGACTTGAGTCTTGATTTTAGGGCGCTGACGTTGCGCTGCCCTTTGGGTAAAAGCTCATCGCGGGCGGCTTGCCATTGGGCGCGGGTGAAGGTTCTAAGTACAACGTCGTCAGGCGCACTGCTATAATCAGCCCTTCCATCTTCCAAAAAGATATGCTTAAAGCTGTAGGTTCCACCCCACTCACTCACATTCTCTGCTAACCACTTCAAATCTGCGTGCATCTCACTTCTCCTTTTCGTTATTCGTGCGTTAACAATAAACCAGTAGTGCGTTATTGTAAACACTTTTGCTTTGGTTTTAACGCAAAAAGTAGCGCGTTTTGGGTTTCTCCTTTTTTATTCAACGCGTCAATGACCCGCTCATCCATGCAACCAGACGCAACCATGTGGACAACACGAACGGGCCTAGTCTGCCCTTGGCGGTGTAGCCTGCCGTTGAACTGCTGATAAAGCTCTAGCGACCAATTCAGGCCAAACCAAACCAACATTGACCCTCCTTTTTGCAAATTCAACCCATGCCCAGCACTGGCAGGGTGTGCCAACATCATTTGAATTTCTCCCCGGTTCCAACGGTCGATAGTTTCCTGTTGCTTATCCATAACAACGGCATCAGGGAACCTTACTCGCAAGCGTTCAAGGTCTGTTTTGTAGTTGTAGGCTACCAGCATATTTTCACTTGGATTTTGTTCGACAAGATCCGCCAATGCGTCGAGCTTTACGCTGTGCAATTCTGACCAGTTGCCAAGGCTATCTGTATACGTTGCCCCGTTTGACCACTGCAACAATTTATTGGCAAGAACAGCCGCACTAATTGCTTCAATTTCTTGCCCATCATCCAACTCGGCAAGCAGCGTTCTCTCAAACTCCTGGTATTGTGCAAAGACTTTTGGCGGCAGCTCGACACGCTCCACAAGGTCTATCCGGTCTGGTACTTGTAGGTAATCTTCAGCCGACATACTCAACACCTTGTCAGACAAAAGGCGGTGTATGGCTTCTGAGGAACCTTGGCGAGGCGTAAACTTGTAGCCCATATAATCAGACTCGAAAAACCTCTGTTTATAGCCGGTCATCGTTTTGCCGAGACGCTCACCGAAATCAACAAGATACATTTGTGACCACAAATCCAAAAGGCCGTTTGGCGATGGCGTACCCGTTAACAGCACCACGTAATCAGTAAACGGTAGCGCCCGTTTTAAAGCCTTGAATCTTTGAGAAGATGGGCTTTTAAAGCTACTGGACTCGTCAACAATAACCGCATCAAAAGGCCATTTTTTGCCATACAATTTAACAAGCCAGGGGACGTTTTCTCGGTTTATTGTGTAGATGTCTGTATCACGCTGTAGAGCTGCCATGCGTGTGCGCTCGTTGCCAGTGCAAACCGACACGCGCAAATGAGAAAGGTGCGTCCACTGTTTTGTTTCTTGTGCCCATACGCTATTGGCAACACGCAAGGGGGCAATCACAAGAACCTTGGCCGCGGTCATACTGTCCAAAGCATCCGACATCGCTGTAAGGCTGGCGGTTGTCTTACCCATACCTAGCCCGAGAAAAAGACCGCAGCGTTTCTTTGACTTTATAAATTCAATAGCCCTGTTTTGGTAGTCGTGTAAATCATCACGTGAAAGCATTTGCGGCCTCTACTGTATCAATAACGCGAACATCACAGCCAAGGGTGCGCCGCCGGTTATGATCACGTTGTTGTAGGTCTGTTGCTGGTTTGCCTGGCGCTTTCAACTCCACAAAATTATGCAACCACCCGGTAATGTGACCAAACGATCAGGCACCGAGCGCCTGCCTGGTGATGTGAACTTTTCACAGGTTCCGCCCAATTCTTTCACGCGCTTGCATAGCGCTTTTTCTACGTCACGTTCCAACATGGCCAACTTCCTTTAATAGTGTTTTGGCCGCCTTTATATAATAGTCGCGGTCAATATCTGACAGGTCTGCTTCTGCGAGATCCATAACGGGAACACAGCCCGCCGACTTGGGGACGCGGTTGCCGTTGGTCGCGTAGGTTAGTCCGGCACCAAGAGCGAACGCTTTTGAGTGGTAAAACCTCACCGCCTTGCCAACCGCGACACCTTCATACATGGCACCGCCGCGCACCTGCCGAACGGTTACGAACTCTCGCATTTCATTACACTGGTTTATAGTTTGCTCAATGTCGGCACCAGTAGCCAAAAAATCACACACAGCTTTTGAAACGATGATGGCGTCTGGGTTTTTCTGCAAACTGGCAGGGGCAAAGATACCCTTTCCCTTTGTCTTCCCGTTCACCATCACAGCGCAATAATTATTCACATTGGCGCTTGAGATAGAACGGTAGTCTGTGCGCTCAAGTTCATAGGTTGTTCCCAGCATCCAATCAAACGCTATGGTTTCCATTTCGCGCTCTTTTGACTTGTTGCAGTGAATCACAATACCATCTGTGTTCGCGCTCTTTACGGATATGCCAGCAGCTTCCATTCTTTCGATCAACATCAAAAGAGCAAGCTGGCCTGTGATTGTTGTTTGTATCAAAAGGTCTGGTGAGTACAGGGCACTGTACTTGCTTCCGAGCTTCCCAAAGCTGCCGTTTATGGCAATCTTTAATGTTGCGTCGGCCACCTTGTCGCCCTTTCTTTTTGCAGCAATTCGTCGGTTTACGATAGACTCATAAACTTTTAAGAATGGCTCGCCTAGAGATTTTGGGGCAAGTTTCTGCTGTAGTATGATATTCGGGTAAAATGCAGCAACATCCAACTCAAAAAGCAAATAGTCGTCATTTTTCTCAATATGCTGAGATTTCTCCACGCTGTGAAGGCCGCCAATGCCCATTTGATACCGTACCCCTGCCAACTCTATGCGTTCTGCTTTAAGCCATTCAGGCATTGCTACAGCGCCACTTGTGGCAAGTGTGAAATTCGTGTTTAAAATTCGTTCAAATACGCTGTTTAACTGGTGGCTTTTGAACATTACTATGCCGGGGTCTTGATACCGGAAGCTATAGCCCTTTTCTAGTTTTGGCGACCTGTATGTCTTGCCTGTCAAATTGTGAAGCTCGGAAGTGATTACAGTTTCTGCAATTTGTGCATCTGACTTGCTGCGAAGATCCATACCGTATTGGTCAGACATTGTTTTGCGAAGGTCTATCTGTTTTTCAAGCGCTTTGTAAAGCAATTCCGTTGTGTCTAGGTCATTAGCACAATACGTTCGGAGGGAATCACGATCTGCTGGGGTTATCCGTTGGCTTGGCGCTATTGGCAAGTCTTGCATTTTTATTGCATGAAGCCGTCCGCCGTAAATCTTCAAGCCGCTTTGGCCTGGCGCTACCTGCATAATATCAATGTGATCCCAACTGGCTGGCGCGTGTAAATTAGCGTCCCTGATTATTCGCCATACTGGTTCACCGCTGGTAATGATTTTATCTGAAAGAGCTTTTAGCTGCTCATTGTTATAGCCTTCTATAGCTGCAACAAGCATAGGTAAGTCATACCCGTTGCCGTTAAAACTTATCGTGGTGTACTGGCCCATAAGGGCGCGTAGCTGTTTAGTGTTAAGGGGTTTGCCTTCATACAATTCGACGTTGGCGACCTGGCGGGTTTTCATATTGCGGAATGATGCAAGAAAGTAATTGGGGAAACACTCCGTATCTACAATTAGCATATCAACACCCAACCTTCCGTTGATTTGTACTTGCCTGACAAAACCATACTTACGCCAGATGCACGAAGGTTGTATTTTTTTATAAATTCGCTACGAATACCAACAAACTCACCATGAGTAGGGTGATAAAATGTAAACTTTGAACGCTTTTTACTACTTTCAGACATCCTTCCCTTGGTCTCAAAAGAATGCTCTTTCCCCCACATTGGCGCCTTTTCACCAATCCTAAGTTTTCCAAGCTCTGATCTTTTTCTTATATGCTCTGGGCTTTGCTTAGGCCAAAAGCCGGGATCTCTGTTGTTTGCCTGCTCTTTTCGAGTGGCCCACCTACAATTTTCAGGAAAATATCCTTTGTCGTTGTCGATTCTCTCTAATGTCATGCCGTCGGGGCGTTCACCCATGTCATCAAAAAATTACAAAAGTCATCCCATCGTTTGTCTATTCCGATTCCCCTACCGCCGTAATAAGAATATGAGGTGTGGTTTGGATTGTTACACCTTGACCGCATACCAATCCAAACACTGTAAAGAGGATGTTTTTTCTATTTTTCATAATATGCTCTCAAAAAGAATTGTTGATAACAATGTTATCAAAAACAGTTTCTAAAAAACAAGCAAAGAAAAGCCGCCCTAAGGCGGCCAAACATTATACCATTTTAAAACTCGTCAACAGGATCGAACGCGTCGTATTCGTCAAACTCATCGGCGCTGATTCCAGCATCACCGAACGGTTCCCCATCAGCGTAGAACTGCACACCGTCAAGCTGGGCGTTAACACGCTTGCCGTAGCGATTGTCCTGCGGCCAAATGCTAACAATCATGTTTACATAACAGCCAGCATAAGGCTTGTTGTCTGCTTCGGCCAAAGGCGCTTTGTCGCGGTCAATAACAACAGGGCGCTTTTTGGTGCTGGCCTTGAGTGTCATCTTACCTTCAAACTCAGGGCGACCAATTTCATCACCGTCCTTTAGGCAAAGTTTGTCATCACCAAGCTTTGTTTTTAACTCTTCCTTCATCAGCTTGTTAATCTGAGCCTGGATAGACTTGATGATTTCGGCGTGTTCAACCTTGTCGAATACAAAGGTAGCTTCATATTTTCCGGTATCTTCATCTCCAAACTGTGCTGTGCGGAATAAAGAAGGGAATGACAAGCGTACGTTTTTAGCTTTGATCTTAGACATTTTATAATACCTTTTCGCAGTTTAAGTTTTGGTTTTGCCTTTCAGCGAGTTAAGAATGACTTAACTATAACAAGATGTCAACGCCCTTAATCAAAATCGTCTGCTGTTATTGTGATCGAAGGGCGCTTGTCGCTTTCTGGAGCCAGAGTCGGCTTGCCTTCTGGCTTAACGATCAGGTCTTTGATCTTCACAGCGTCTTTTTTGCCCAGGGCCTTTTCCGCTTGGGCAGGGCTTACCAGCGTTTTCTTGTATGCTTCCTCGCCTAGCAAATCTTTAAGCGCTTTTGCGGCCTTCTCAGAGTCTCCCCAATTGCGTAAGGATCTACCGGCCACCAGCTTGTAGCCTAGGAAGCCGCCCTTCTCTACGCGCTCTTTAATGTGCTGCTCAACTGCATCCAGCCATGACACGATCAGTTTTTTAGAATCCAGCGCTGCCTTTAGCTGATCATCTGTTAGGTGTGCTGGTGTCGGACTATCAATTTCGTCAAAGTCCGACATGATTACTTTTTGCGTGTGCTGCTGTAATGCTGGGCAGGTCGCCTTTGCTTTGCACCATAAGCACTGTGCATTCCCCGGCACACGTTCAGCATCAGGTTCCAGACACATTTCAGCGCGCTGGCTTGCCCATTCCCCCCACTTGAGAAGGTCGGGAAGGCTGATTTCCCAAGTATCAATGTGGTCAAGACGGGGCTGTACAATGTGAACGACAACGCGCTTGATGTCATAAATCATTCCATAATCACTATACGCCCCAAGGCCGTATAGCATTGCTTGCGGGTTTTCTTCGGCAAATATCTGCAACCCTTTGCCGAATTTTAAATCAATAGCGTGCAAAGTATCGCCGTCAATTATAATTGCGTCCGAAGTTCCGAACCCTTCTGGTATCCAGTCGCTAAAATCTACGCGTTGTTCGTATGCATGTTCACCTTTAAACGACAACACATAATCGACGTACTCCTGTACGTGCTCTGCCATTTCCTGATCGACTGTCCATTCATTGTTTTCGATAAGCGTCTTGCCTACCCAGTCAAAACACGTTCCTCCATTCACCAGCACGATTTCTGCAAGCTCATGTGCGCAAGTTCCCTCATGTGCGGCTGAACTGCTACGGTCTGACATGCCCTTCTCTGCGCTTACGCTACCAGGGCAGGCCAGCCAACGGGATGCTCCGCTGGCTGACAATTTCGCATGTGCAGACATTATAGCGCCTCCAATTCGGTTTTAAGATCACCCAGATTATCAACAGGTACGTCTTTGACAAGCGTCGCGCCAAACATGCTTAACGTTTTTTTGATGGCCGTTTTTTGTTGCGGTCGTCTCGCACGATTGCCAGGCACATGCTTTGGATCTCTTCGCGTGTTATTGATTGTTCTGGCGTGGCTGGCACATCCTCTTCTGTTTTTGCGCTATCAACAGGTGAGGATTCAATGGCTGTTAGCCTGTCCGTCAGGTCAACAATTGCGGCGGTTAGCGTTTCAATTTTGGCTTCCAATGACATTTTAGTTTCTCGCTTTTCTGTGTTAAGGTTTGCTTAACTTAAACCAAACAAGACGAGGTGTCAAACAATGATGGACAAAATCTTAGAGTATTTCGGCGGGCCTGCTGGCCTTGCTCGTGCTTTGAACGTATCACCGCCGGCAGTCAGCCAGTGGATTTTGGCGGGAAGAGTGCCGGCGTTTCGAGCCATAGAAATAGAGGTAATCAGCTACGGAAAATTCAAAGCGGTCGATATGATGAAAGGGGCGGAAGAATGACATTAACCATATTCCCCTTGCGTTCTGACAAGTCGCCATCGGTAGGCAAGGGCGTAGACTGGAAAACATACAAAGGTGAAGCAAAGACCCCAATGGTCGGCGTTGTAGTGCCCTCCGGGGCGTATGTGATCGACCTTGATCTGTATAAAGGTGTAACTCCTGCTGCTGTCGATAAGTTTCTCGGATGTTCATTGCCTTGGAAAGAAGCGGAAATACAAGAAACCAAGGGTGGAGGAAAACATTACGCCTTTAAAGTAGATCCCGAAAGCCGAATGAAGCAAGGCGCCGATCTTTTTGGGATTGTTGGTTTTGACACCAGGGCAGCCGGACGCGGTTATATTGCCACCGGGGAAGGCTACAAAGACGCAACGCTATTCGGAATTGAAGAAACCCTATCTGATGTTGAAGACTTGCCGGAGTTGCCTCTTGAGGCAGTCGCCATTTTGCTAGATGGCGCTGAAACGGGCGATAGTGATTTTGACGACCTTGCTCAAGCCGTTGCATCACAACCCGAAGGAATGACGCTTGTAGAAATAAAGGCGTACTTGGATCTCATACCTGATGCAGCTGCGGGTTGCCCTGATCGGTGGTATAAGATCGGCATGGGTGTTCGCCACGAAACACAAGGGTCTGAGGAAGGATGGCAACTATTTGACGATTTCAGCAAACGCGCCCCTGAAAAATACGACCAGCAAAAAAACCGTGCCCGCTGGGAGTCTTTTGGAAAGCATTTGCCAGAGCGCCCCATAACGATAGGCACTGTACTTGGGTTAGCAGGGGGGCAGGACGCCCGCAAGGCAGTAACTGGCGAAGTTGTAAAACAAGGTCTTGATGCTGCCGAAACACTTGATGACATTAAGGTTGAACTTAAACGCTTGGCAAGCGTTCAGCTTGATGGGATGGCCCTTGACGTTGCGCTAAAGGCTGTACAAGCAAAGTATGGCGTTATAACTGGCTCCAAACCGTCCCTAGTGTCAATTCAGAAAGAGATCCGCAAGACGCGCGGCAACGGTGAAGCTGGTACATACTTTGAGAATTACGTGTTCTGTACGGCTAGTGCTGAGTACGTACACAGAGAAACAAAAGCAGTCATGGGGCCAAGGGCGTTTGACGTAAAGCACACCCGGGACACGCCAAACGACGGTGAAGGTAATCCGCAATCTGCGGGCATGTGGTCAAACGACAAAATAGAAGTTGTCGAAAACACAATGTATTTCCCCAAAGCAGGGGAGGTGTTCACGCACGATGAGCTTGATTATTTGAATAGCTATGTGCCCTCCAGGTTGCGACGTACACCAGAAGGCACCACGGACATTGTGGCGCGTATAAAGGGGCACATTGCGCACTTGCTGGTTAGTGAAGAAGAGCAGGATATTGTCATCAATTACCTAGCGCACAACGTCCAATACCCAGGAGAGAAAATAGCATGGTCGCCAGTGTTGCAGGGGGTACAAGGTGACGGGAAATCCCTGCTGGCGGAAATGATGCAGCATGTTTTGGGTATCAGTAACGTGCGCATAATGAACGTGCAGACGCTTGAAAGCTCTTTTACCGGATGGGCAACAGGGCAGTGTATGACGTTTATCGAAGAGCTAAAGCTGGACAACTTCCGAAAATATGAAGTGTTGAACAACCTAAAGCCCTATATTTCCAACCCTACCGTTGAAGAAACCAAGAAGGGAAAAGACCCGCGCACAGTTATCAACACCACCAACTATTTTGCGCTAACCAACTTTAAGGACGCCATACCGATAGACTCCACAGATCGCAGGTATTGCATCATGTTTAGCCAGTGGCAATCAAAGGAAGCGTTGGAGGCGTTCATGGATGCACACCCTGGCTACTACCCTGACCTATATGACGCGATGAGAAACCATGCTGGCGAGATCCTCGATTGGCTTTTAAATCTGCATATTCCCGAGGCGTTTTTCGGCATGACACGCGCCCCACACACAGAGGCAAAAAGCCGCATGGAAGAGCTGAGTAAAAGTCCTGAAGCGCTGGCTTTGGAAGATTCAATTTCTATGTTTTCAGACCAAATCACAGATGAAACTGGCCAAATAAACGTGACTATTTTACAGCAATTAGTGAGGGAACATGATGAAAATGACTTTGACGATTCTACTTTTGAAGACTTCCCGAGCACCCGGGCGCTGAAAAACGCCATGATGAGAATGGGGTATCAACCTGAAAAAAGAAGGAAAGCAGAATGTAACGGCACTTACAGAAACTGTACTTTTTATAGCAAATGACCAAAAGGCCACAATGAACGCCCGAAAGGCCACAATAAACCCATAGTTAAAAACATTGTGGCCTTTTGTAAGTTATTGATATTACTATTAAATACTACTAAAAGGCCATAATACCCATAATAAAATAGAAATAGGTATGTAGAGATTCATTTTATAGTTTTACGTGTTCTCTTTTTACGCACACACACTGTAATGGTTTTCGTTTTATTGTGGGTATTCTGGCCTTTTTCCTCTCAAAACCGTTGGGAGAGTAAGCGGGAAGCGCAGGCCACAATGTTTTTAACTATGGGTTTATTCCGGCCCATTGTGGACTTTACCCCTTCTGGGCTTGCACCCTCCCAAATCTGTGTTACTGTTAACGCATCAACACAGACCACAAAAAGGAAATCACCATGTACGCGCCAAGGCAAGAGAAAGTCAAAGCGTCCTGCCCAGCCTGCCAGGCCACCGTTACAAGCTGGCACGAAGAGGATTTAATCGATCAGCACGGCCATTGCGCAGATTGTGAGGTGCAGGCAGTGCAGGGCAATAAGGAGAAATTAAATTGAAAATATTAATTGCGTGCGAGTACAGCGGAAAAGTACGCGAGGCGTTTCGATCCTTAGGGCATGACGTTACATCGTGTGACCTGCTTCCGTCTGACGACAACAGCCCGAATCACATCATTGGAGATTGCCTAGACGTAATAAAGCTAGGCTGGGATTTAATTATTATGCACCCCCCTTGCACGGCGCTGGCTGTATCTGGCAATCGCTGGTACGGCAAAGGTATGCCGAAGCACCAAGATCGGATTGATTCTATCGCCTGGACTATGGCGCTGTGGGCAGAGGCAAAGAAGCACGCGCTAATGGTTGCAATGGAAAACCCGGTTGGTGTGCTTCCGATGAAAGCGAGCCAGTATATTCAGCCCTGGCAGTTTGGCCACGGCGAAACTAAGAAAACCGGGCTGTGGCTGCACAGGCTTCCCAATCTTGTGCCAACAAACATTGTTGACGGAAGAGAGCAAAGGATCTGGAAGTTGCCACCAATCCCAGACCGCTGGAAGATCCGCAGTGAGACGTATCAGGGCATTGCGGACGGGATGGCTAAAACTTGGGGTTGATTAATTGCATAAATGGCAATATAGTGGGCCACTATATTTAGTTAGGGCAAAAAAATGAAAACTCTACAAGCAGGCGATAAATTTACAAGATTGACGGTAAAGAAATTTAGTCACAAAGATGAAAGGTTTAGGAATTGGTGGATATGCGAGTGTGATTGCGGGGAAAAAAGAGTATTACACACGGGCCATTTGAGAAGCGGTAACACAAAGAGTTGTGGATGCTTGGCGACCGATCTAAGAAAAGCGAGAAGATTATCTAAAAATCACTCTGAAGTTACTGCTATAATTCTTGGTTACAAAAATCATGCTGTTAAAAGAGGTTTTAAATGGTTTTTAAGCAGATCTTTTGTAGAGTCTATAATAAAAAAAGCTGTTATTACTGCGGGTTACCACCAAACAATATTAAAAAACAAAAATAGTATTGGCGACGGGTTGAGGTATTCCGGTATTGATAGGGTTGATCCTTTAAAAGATTATACCGTAGAAAATACTTTTCCATGCTGTAAGCGTTGTAACATTGCAAAAAATAACATGACTCTAGATGAGTTTTATTCATGGGCGACAAGACTAGGGGAACACGCCAGGTCTGCTCAGTGGGGGCAGGAAGCCGCACAGGCCACGAACACCGATTAACCTTGGCAACCCTAGCCACAAAACTAAAAGCCCGCACAGGGCATTGGAGAACGATATGAGCAATCCAGATTGGGCAGAGGCACCGGAAGGCGCAACGCATTACGACTGCAATGCAGATGTTTTCTGCACGGTTGACGGTTGGTGGCATAAAAATCAATATGTGCCGGTTGAAAACAAGGACTGGGGAACCGACCGCTACACGCCGCGCCCTGTAGAAGCGTGGTTCCCGATAGTTCGTGAAAGATGCCAAGTAATTGAGTCGCCGGGTATTTACATTGAATGCGAAATATTGGCAAAAAGGTGCGGAGATTATATTTACTACGTTCCAGAGAAGCATGCCTTTGGAATGTTGGCAGCCGGAGCGTTCCGCCCAATCCGCACCCAGGCCCAAACAGACCGCACCCAACTAATAAAAACCCTAAACCAGCTAAGGGGTGAGACCGACGTTGGCGTAATAGCTGACGCAATTATTGAAATGGGCTTCAGGATTACAAAACCATGAAAACACTAGCCCTAGCCGCCAGCTTAATCCTGGCACTCACAGCAACACCCACCCTAGCAGAAACCTCAATCCATGCTGGCGGGCTTAGCTACCACGTAGCCACAGGCTATAAAAACGACTACAACAACAACCACAAGCTGCTAGCAGTAGAGCATAATGGTTTATTGATTGGCCGGTTCAGTAACAGCTACAAACGAACCACAGCCATAGCCGCTTACGGTTGGAGCAAGCAGTGGGGCAACTGGCGCGGGGCTGTTTATGTTGGGGCTGTTCGGGGCTACAGGTCTTGTTATGGAGATGAAGGGGGTAAGGCTGTTGTCTGCCCGGTTGCTTTCCCTTCGCTCCACTACACGGCATGGAAAGTGCAGCCTGGCGTGTTGGTTATGGGTGAGGCTGTTGCGCTGACGGTTCGAGTGACGTTATAATAACGCTAACACGACCCTGATTTTGCGCAAGCTTGCTGAGGGGTTATTTACTACACCGATAAAGGCTTTGGATTAGAGTGTCGCTGGCGTTAAAAGCGTGATCTCGAAGCGGCGGCATTCCCCAAAGTCTTTTTAGTGTAGTCAGTGTTGATAGCCTGCCGCGGGCGATGTACGCGGATGCGCTTTCCGGGTGTGCGTATCATTAACCGGACTTGGCTACCTCCGGGTAGTCTTTTTTGTGTGATGGTGTATAATTGGTGTATGGAAAAACGACCAGTAGGCAGACCAAGAACAACCGTAGAAGACCTTCCGCCAGATTGGGAGCAGATCATTATGGACTGCGGACAGGAGGGTGGCAGCGCTGTTGAAATGCGATGCCTGCTTGCCTTGGGTGAGTCGGCATGGGGCACCTTGCTTGAAGACTCTGACGATTTTCGACGAACCGTAAAAAGCGGGCAAGACTTATGCCAAGTTTGGTGGGAGCGCCAAGGCCGCAAGATGACAACAGGCGCGGACGGCAACGCAACAGTCTGGATCTTTAACATGAAGAACAGGTTTAGTTGGCACGACAAGCAGCAGGTAGACCACACAAGCTCAGACGCAAGCATGACCC